CAAAGATCATTAGCCTTAATAGTATTATTCATAATAGTACTGTTAAGTCCATTGTTAATAAATGTGTTTGCCGCTAATAATGCAGCAAAGATATTAATCACAAGTCCTGCTCGTGATTTGATTTTAATATCTGAAGAATCTGATTTTTCTTCGGTTTTACGCATTGCTTTTAACCCAACATCTTCAAGTGCCATTGACTTTTGCTCCCATATTGAATTGTTCAACCGGATCAAGCCTTATGAATTGATAACGTCCATCTTTATAGACTATCTTAAAGTATTCCCCTTCGGACCATCCTGCTTTTTTTAAATCAAAGTCTCTATCTAAAACAAGACGATCGTGATGTACATCCCAGTTATAATCGATATAGTATGTCATTGATTAATCCCTGCGAGCATCGTTTTTACCATCGGCACGCGCAATACGATCAACATCAGGTTTTAACCCCAATGCGTTACTTACTACTGTGTCGATTCTAATAACATCGTGGTTCATGGTTTTGACACGATTATCCAATGCAGTAATAATTCCTGCCATTCCTTTGATTGATCCTAATACACCTTGCAATAAAAGTTTAATAGTAAGGTATACAAAGTATCCGCCTGCTAACGCTGCTGCAACTGGCATTCCAAGATCGCCTATGATTTTAAATACATCGCCCATTGATTCGCTCCCGGTCTTTGTACAGTATTTATCCAAAATCATTTTCAAAAAATTTGACCAAAATCGGACTAGGCAGTATACTATTCATTATAAAGGCATAATTTAGGCACTATCTAGGCAATACAATGTGAACACAAGGTTGGCAGGCCGGATGGCATTCTGCTGGGTAAGATTCTTACAGGTGATCCTATGACCAAATTCTCTATTTCACAAGAGTTCTTCAATTCACTACCCTGGCCTTTTGACTAGGATGCCTTTGAAATGACTGTCCATGACTGATAACATTTGAATTGTCGTAATAGGTTGAGAACAAGTAATTGTTTCTGCTGATCCAATGCGTTTATAGCAACAATTAACACCGAGGTTGCTTTAAAAATCGTAGTAGGTGGGGTAAGGTACAGAGCCCAAAACGCGGATCCACAAAATACCTACTGTCAAAGCGAAAGCGACTCAGATGAGAATCTTTTAAGACATCCGTAACAGGGTGTCTTATGGCTCTACGATCTAGATGAGTATTACAATCATTGATCTAAGAAAAGAAGATAATGCGTCAGCATTATCTTAGATCACGTTAGTGATCTTTTAAATACCACATGGATATATCAATTTTATTTGCAATTTTCACATACCTAGCATTAATTGCTATAGCAGGATTTATTATAGGGATGATTCTGTTAGAACTTTAATAAATAAAAATCTTCAAGGAATTATAATGGAATGGTTTATTCTGATTACATACATTAACACTACAAATGTTTCTACAATTCAATTTCAAAATGAAGAACAATGTACGACTTACATTGAAGAAAACATGACTATCATTCAAAGTCTAACTACGGATTTAAAAGAAGCAAAGTGCTATCCTGGTACCGCTCCTGCAAATACATCCAATTCGATTTGGCCGTTGTTAAAATGATGTTAGTATAACTATTTTAAATTTAAAAATAATAAGAGGTAAATATGAATAAGTTTTTAATCGTAGCAGTTGCTACACTTTTCACTGTTGGCTGCGCATCAAAGAGCGACCTTAAGGCAGTACAAAATCAAGTAGATGCACTTCAAGTTAATTTGAAGGATGTACGTGATACCGTTAATGAAGCACAGGCTGCTGCTAATAAGGCGGTTGATTCTGCTAATAAGGCAAATATCGCTCTTGAAAACATCGGTGATAAGTTAGATCGTGCATTCCGTAAGGGAGCATTGAAGTAAAATGATAAAGTGGCTTAAACGGCTATTTTGTAAAGAATATGTTGGTTATCAACCTCCGTGGATGAAAAACCAACGAAAGTAATTGTTGTAATTCCATTGAAGTGAAGGTATTGCGGACGCCGGGGCAGAACCGGCCTGGTCCACCATAAAATAAACTTACCTTAGACTTAGTTAGTTGCAAATAACTAAGTAGATTGAAGTAGCGCACCCACAGAAGAGTGCTTAAAGTGAATTGGAAGCTATAGAGTTTATTTTATAATGGGCCAGACACAGTTTCGACGTGGTAAGATAGCAGAGATGGCAACAGGATAGATGCCCGACCTAATCGGCATAAATAAATTTAGACGCAAACAGCTCTAACTTTGAGTATTTCGAAGTCAACGTTTCTTTAGACGAAGATTTCGCAATCGCTGCTTAATAACCAGCAACTCCGGGGTTTACCAAACCTTGTTACACAATTTGGTAAGAAAGGTTCTTCGGAGCCTTTCTTTTTCACTTGACATTCGATCAAAAATTTCATAAACTATAAACATGATTAAACAAAGCCGGTATAGTGTAAAGGTTAGCACGAGGGCTTCTAACACCCCAAGTACGAGTTCGATTCTCGTTACCAGCGCCAAACATAGAGGCATATATGAGAGATTCTGGGAGAAATGTAATGCGATCAGTTAAGATCAATAAAAAGGAACTGTTAGGTATTGTGCGTGAGAATAAGGCAAAGCATATTCTCGAATACAATGAAGCAGTTAACGATTATAAAGAAGCAGCAAGAAAGATTGTCAATTATAATGTTGACAAAATCAATGAAGGGACATTAGAATCTATTGCTAAGTGTAAAAGCATACTGGGGGCACCAAAGTCTTATGAAGATGAGTACAGTCGTGCAATTCGTATGCTTGAACTTAGCGTAGAAAAGGAAATTGATTTAGACGCAGATGTATTCAACCAACTAGTTCTTGATGAATGGACTTGGAAGAATAATTTTGCACTTATGGCATCAACTTACAAGGCATTTAATTAAGGCAAAAACATGGCACACTTTCTAAAGAACGGCAATACTTTTAGAGTTTTCGCACAGGAATCAATTGATCTTTCAAATAACCTCCCTGTCGGAAACTATGTCGTTAAGATGGATCATATGGACAATCTGTATCTCGAACAGGTTGATGATTTTACAACTAAGGGTAAACTTTACGGGGACGTAGGTAGAAATGCAGACCGTATTCTTAATACATTTGATGAACGGCCAAACGCTACTGGAGTTATGCTCACGGGCGAAAAAGGCTCTGGTAAGACGCTTCTTTCAAAACTGATTAGCATTGAAGGTGCAAAGTTAGGTTACCCGACGATTATCATTAACACTAATTGGAAGGGAGATCAGTTCAATACGCTTATTCAGTCTATTGAACAACCCGCGATTATTCTGTTTGACGAATTTGAGAAAGTATACGATAAGGACGATCAGGAAGAAATCCTTACTCTTTTAGACGGTGTGTTTCCAAGCAAGAAGCTGTTTTTGCTAACTTGTAATGATAAGTGGCGTGTAGATATCCATATGCGTAACCGTCCTGGGCGCATTTATTACATGCTTGACTTTGCAGGGCTCGACCATGATTTTATTCGTGAATACTGTGCGGATAATCTCAAGGCACAAGAGCATACCGAAGCAGTTTGTAAGATGAGTTCATTGTTTGACGAATTCAACTTTGATATGCTTAAGGCACTTATCGAAGAAATGAATCGTTACAATGAAACACCCCAAGAAAGTATCCGTATGCTTAATGCAAAGCCTGAGTTCGGTGACAAGGGAAAGTTTGCTACAAGTCTCGAAATTGACGGCGTTGTTCTTGGTACCGAACGTTTCAATGAAAAAGAATGGGAAGGTAATCCACTTACTAGCAACATTCATTTTTATTGCGGAACACATAAGGACAAGGATGGCGACTGGGATTGGAACAGCGTTCGTTTTGGACCGCAAGACTTAGTAACTGTAGATGCTAATAACAAGGTGTTTACATTTGTTAATAGAAGCAACCACAAGCTCGAACTTACTCGTATTAAAGATAAGAAGTTCGATTATTATTCAGCATTTTAAGAGTTGAGTGTGTAAAAGCACAGCGCGATAAGGGTGTCCGCCCGTGAACATATGGTAACCGTCCTATAAGGCAGCATACGAAGCATAAGATACGGGTAGAGTAGTTCTAAGTTACGAGACACCCCTTGCGATAATCGGGAAAAAGCGCATACGCGAAAGCGGTCAGAGTAGGTTGGCTTAACCGTTGATACTGGCAAGTAGGGAACTTACGAAAAGCCCAAGATTATCACACACTATTTTTAACTTTATAAATATTTTTTTAGGAGAAACAAAAATGGCACAATATGGAATTTATCACATTTACAAAGATTATTTCTGCGTCAACAAAGAAATGAAACTTTATCAATTTGACACAGCCCTAGAAGCAGAACAATTCGCTGAGAGATCTAGATACAATTTGGTGGAAAGCGACCTTGATGTTCGTGTAATCACAGAAGCATACAAGCCATTAGGTTATATTCAATAAAGACAATACCTAAATATTTTTTTAGAGGAAACAAAAATGGCATAGATTGAATATTCTACTAAATACTGTATGTTCAAACCTACCATTTTTTATATAAAACAACATTGTATTACTAAATTAAAATACTTTGGAAAAACTACACGCCTTGATGTAACAGAAGGACGTTATAGAGGCGGTGGATTATACTGGAAAAACCATATTAAACAACACGGTGAAAAATACGTTGAAACAATATGGAAATCTAAAGTATTTTATGATAAAGATGAATGTATTGAGTTTGGGTTAGCAGTTAGTGAATTATTTGATATTGTTGAATCTAACGAATGGGCAAATCTAGAGTTAGAAAACGGCATAAACGGTTTTGTAGCAGGATCCCCGTCTCAATTAAAAGGACGACATCTAACAGAAGAACACAAGTTAAAGATATCTAATAGTACTAAAGGTAGAATCGCACCTAATAAAGGAAAACCTTCTCCCTTAAAAGGAAAAGAATCGCCATTAAAAGGAAGAACTGATAGAGCAATAAAAGGCAAACCTTCACCTAAAAAAGGATTACCAAACATAGGTTCATCATTAGCAAATAAAGGTGTTCCAAAAAAGAAAGTAGTTTGTCCGCATTGTAAAAAAGAAGGCGGAGTAAACACAATGTACAGATATCATTTCGATAACTGTAAATATATAAACAAGGAGATTAATATGAAATAGATCTTAGAATTTGCATGTGAAGACGTAGTTTTTCACTTTAACAAAAAACATCTCGAAGATGCTACTGTTCCTATGTGGATCCTTAAAGTAAAAGGTGAAACATATTATGTAGAACATGTAGACTGCAAAATTGGTTGGAGTACAAAAGAAACTCCAGACAACTCTCATACTAAAGGCTCAATTAAAATCAAAAATTGTTTACTTACAATCGATGATGACAATTTAGCTACTATCACCGAACTTTCTGAACACGATAAGATTAGACTTCGAAATCGTGAAAGGGGCATTACTCGTATTATTACCAAGTGGGGTACTAAATTGCGAGAAGTTTTACAGCAAAGTAACATTAAACACGGGCCCATTAGATCAGTCGGCGGTGCGTGTAGTACTACATTTTACATTGTAGATATTTTGAAACAATCTCACTTGTCTATATTACAATTGAACATGAATGATTTTCGAATTCTAAAAGAAAACGAACATTATTATAAATTGTATGACGATCCGAAATACCAAAGCCAGGAATACATCGATGAAGATGAAATTTTTGATATGTACGATGACGAGGATTAGATATGGCAACAATTTTTACAATCAACAACAACAACGAACTGGACAGTTTTCGACAAATTACGACTCTTCCTTTCGATCATGAAGACAATTTATTTTCGGTAGAGCATAAGAATAGTTGGTCTCCTTATGAAATTAACACATTAAAAAATAAAAATGCAGGGCATGATGTAATTTCTATCGAACAAGATTATCGAACAGAACCACATTGGCATTACGGTGCCGAAGAGAGGTTAATCTTATCCGGAAAAGGAAGATTCTTTATACCAACTGAAAAAGCAATGTATGTAATAGATGTTGAATCAGGTGATTTAATTTGGTTAAGTCCGTGTTTACAGCATTGGTTTGAAACAAGTAACATTATGTCTGCGAGGTTTTTTGCAGAAGATAATTCACACATTGAACATAAAAATAATCTGTCAAATGAAGTGACAGAATGGTACACAATATATAAAACAGGATTTAAACCAAACTTATGAAAGTATTAATGACAGGATCGAGTGGATTTATCGGTAAACACATGACACCTCGATTAGAACAAAAATTTGAATTATATCATCTTAAAAGTGATTTACTAGATTTTGAAAAAGTAGCTGAAGAAGTACACTTAATTCAACCTGATATTATTGTGCATTTAGCAGCACGAACAGAAGTAGAAAAGAGTTTTTATGAACAACTAACTTTTAGTCAAGTAAATTATGTAGGATCAGTTAATTTAATCGAATCGGCTGCTAAACTTAAAAATCCAGTTTATTTTGTATTTGCTAGTACAATGGAAGTTTATGGATGGCAACCGATTAGCGATCAAATTGAACAAGAGGTTATTCTTGACCATTTACCGGCGTTTGATAAAAATACCACAGTAAATCCAAATGCACCATATGCTGTAGCAAAATACGGTGTAGAAAAATACTTAGAATATGCAAACCGGGCATATAATATAGATTACGCAATAGTTCGACAAACAAATAGTTATGGGAGAAAAGATAATAACTTTTTTGTTACAGAACAAATTATTTGGCAAATGCTTAGTAACGAAACCGAATGTAATCTTGGTTACGGAAAACCATATAGAAATTTTATATATATTGATGATTTGCTTGATGCATGGGACGATATTATTACATATAAAAAAGTATGTGCTAACAATATTTTCACGTTAGGTCCTGATAATCCTATAAGTATCTCAGATCATGCAAACAATATTGCTAAAATGATTGGCTGGAATGGGAAAATCAATTGGGACACAAAACCAAAGAGGCATGGTGAAATTTATTATTTAAACAGTAATTTTACTGACTTAAACGCAGCAACAGGATGGTCTCCAAAAATAACGTACAATGATGGATTACAACGTACTATAGATTATTGGAAGCACTATGTATCATCTTAATCATATTAATAAATGGTGGGATAAAGAATATATCGATCTTGAGTATATCCCTACAAAATTTAATAACAATGATGATATAGAACGGTGGGAAGAACTTGGATTTTTATTACGAGAAAATGTAGGAAGTCGATATATTGCATCGAATATAGATAGTGAACAAGTATGGATTAAAAAATTTTATTCAGTATTCTACGGCAAAGATATGGGCATAACAATATTTAAAATGTGTACTGGTGATATTATACCGTATCATTCAGACTCGTATAATTTTTATCGACATGCTCATAACATAGCTGACCCCACTAAAATATGTCGCACAGTTATATTCTTAGAAGATTGGAAACCTGGACATATATTTGAAATTGAATCTACTCCGATTACTCAATGGATTGCAGGCGATTGTATAACTTGGGATTATCGTACTCCGCATATGGCCGCAAATTTAGGACCTCAGACACGTTATACAGCACAAATTACATATCATGTTTAATAAAGTATTAGAGTTTGAAAAACTAATTGCTGAATATTACAATTCTCCGTATGCAGTTAGTACAGATTGTTGCACACATGCTATAGAAGCGTGTTTGCGGCTTATTAATCCTGTAGACGTAACAGTAACATGTCCTTCCCATACATATATTTCAATACCATTTACATTTGAAAAATTAAATTTAAATTGGAAATTTGAATATAATGAATGGCATGATTATTATTATATAGGTAATACTCAGATTATTGACGCGGCTGTATTTTGGAAAGCTAATTCGTATATTCCTAATACTTATATGTGTTTAAGTTTTCAATATCAAAAACATTTATCATTAGGCAGGGGAGGTATGATCCTACTAGACAAAGAAGACGATTATGTAAAATTGAAAAGAATGATTTATGATGGTCGGGATACATCCGTTCCGTGGAGATCTCAAGATATTAGTGATATAGGATATCATTATTATATGACTCCTGAGACTGCAATATGTGGAATTGAAAAGTTTAAAAGTATTAAAAATGTAATACCAAAAAAATGGAGTTATGATGATTACCCTTATATACCAGCAATGTCTGTATTTGCAAATAAATCTGTTAAAAATTGCCTATTTCACTAGGGGTCTTGACAAAAGATATAAATAACTTTATACTAGCTTAGAAATTTAAGATTGATGCAACTTTTTAAGGGGTTGACAGTCTAACTTTTATAGCGTATAGTACACACTTTAACAGCGCAACAACTTAAATTAAAAAAGTGGTTGACACAGTTAAACAAAGACTATACAATAGAAACTTAACTTAGAGAATGATAAAACAAATGAACTTTACACTGACATCAAAACAACATATTTGCTTACCGACAATTGCCGGCATAGCGCCTATGTGGTCGGTGATTAGTTTCAGAAATTATCGCGATCAAGAACAAGGTGGGTCTGGAGAGAGACTAAAGTAGCGTAAAATACTACTACAGAATTTCAAAAGACCCGGAACTAAACACTCCGGGTTTTTTGTTGATAAACGGGAGGAAATTAAAGGTTGACTTTAAGTTCCGTTGATCGTAAAGTGTGCATATACAGGAAACGAGGTCCTGGCAACGCACTTAAAACATGTTGCAAACGGGCGGCCTGGGGGCATAAACGCTATTCACGAAAGGATAGTAAGTCAGAACCCAGCGTATTAAAAGGCACTAGATTTCTTTTAGTTGTGTACAGATGTACGTGCTAGATTCCTTTTAGTGTCTTTTAATACACACTCTTCACTAGCATAAACTAGTAAAACATATAATGGGAGAGTGTTACATTTTTAAAGTATACTAGCGAGACAGGAGTTGCTTCCAGTGCCTATGTCTAAGAGCTTGTCGGTTGGATAGTATACTTTAATACACACTCTTCATTCGGCTACGAACCGTCTAAACTCATAGAGGGAGAGTGTTTATTTTTAAGGGCAAACGGCGCAGTTGGAGAGGCGCGGAAGACTGTAAATCTTTTTCCTCCGGATGAGTTGGTTCGAATCCATCTTTGCCCACCAAATTATGCGGGTTGTAATAGTTACACTCTGGTCTCATAAGCCAAGATGGAAAGGAGAGCGTTACTCCTGCCCGCTACCATTCTAATGCACCTGTCGTCTACTTGGTTTAGGATCCTTGACTTTCAATCAGGGGAACGGGGTTCGAGTCCCCGCAGGTGTACCAATTTTATCTCTGTGAAGTGTTACTTGGTTGCATGTGCCGTTTGGGGCGGTATGGTGTCGGTTCAAATCCGGCCACGGAGACCAATTTACGTTGCAACTAATGTCGGTGCTGTCGTTCTCCCGACTTAAAATGACTAATAAGTAACAATATGTTATTTTGCTCTGCTTAAAGGTAATAACGACGCCGATTTTACGGGGACAGTAGTGGGCTACGGGCTTCTTTTGCAAGGACGCTGTCTACAAGGGTTCGATTCCCTGGGTCTCCACCAATTATGTCGGGAAGACTCCCGTTTAGTCGACGGGCCCGACTCCATATTATTCAGTGATCGTCTAACTGGCAGGACACCAGCCTTTGAAGTTGTGAATCTAGGTTCGACCCCTAGTCGCTGATCCAGTTTTAGGATGCTTCCAGCAAATTAAAAAACTTTTTATTGGAAAAAAGCAAAACAGCATCCTGTTTTATTTTAGGATCCTTTCAGCAATTATAACACTTTGGAAATGTGAAAAAGCGGATCCTGTTGTAGTTGACTTAGGTGTGGCCGTGATGGAATTGGTAGACATCTCATACTGTGAATATGAATCTTACGGGTTCAAGTCCCGTCGGTCACCCCTAAGTTAATTAACATGTGAGATTTAACTATGAAATGCGTAATTATCGGCCATACTTCTAAATTAGGAGCAGACTTATTTTCTTATTTTAAAAATACTGGTTGGGAAACTATCGGTCTTTCACGGTCAACTGGACATAATGTTTTTGAAAATTATAATGAGATATTACAAATATGTAACAATACAAATTTAGTAATTATTAATACTCATAATAAACAAGAAACATTATTACAAGATTTAATAGGAAAGGTTGATAAAATAATTGTTAGTGGTTCTATTATGACTGATTTTATTCCTTTAGTGGAAACTGAATATAGTCAACATAAATTAGATTTAAAAAATAGATGTAAGTCTTTAAATTTTGATCCCACAGTAAGAACTCCTATTCTTTATTTAGGTATATCAAATTTAAAACCAAAAACTAATGATTTTTTTGAGTACGAAGATCCATTATCTAATCAAACTATATTACATGCGATTAGTTTTTGGTTGGATAATCCGAGAGTGACTAATATTAGTTTTGGTGTTAAAATTACTGAACACAATGCAAATGTTCTCATTCACAGATTTAATCTCACTAAGGAAAAAATTAACAAATTTATAAAAACATTGCTTCTATAGCTCAAAGGTAGAGCAATCGGCTGATAACCGGTAGACCAAGGATCGTTACCTTGTAGGAGCACCAATTTTATTAATAGGCAACTTATGAAAGTAGTAAAACTCAATGGAACACACAATCTTCATCGTTGGGGATATACACATGCAATTCGATTTGAATATAGAACTCGGGAAGTAAATGAGTTAATCAATGAATTGCGCAACCGATTTGGTCAAGATACTGAAAAATGGTATGTGTATAGAGCTCGTAAAGATCGTCCATTATGGATAGGTTTTAAAGATGCTAAGATTATAAGTTTTATATTAATGTTAGGTTAAAGGGTTATTCTTCTAATTGGTAAGATCCCAGACTCCAAATCTGGATGTAATGGGGGTTCGAATCCCTCGTAGCCCGCCACTTATAGCAATTTATTTGACTTTTTTCGATTTTCGGTAATAGTTAAATATTGCAAATTTTCTAAAGTATGTAGTCCACCTTTAGAAATAGGAATGATATGATCAACTTCATATCCTACAGGACAGTGAAAATAAAATAATCGAATTGCATTAATATCGGCATCAGCAGGAGTTTGATTTTTCTTCTTAGCCATATATCTTGCCCATGATTCATTCTTTTTAGAACGGATATATCGATATTTTTCTTCTTCTGTAAGATGTAAACGATTTGGATTACATTCGTCGGAACAAAATTTAGGACGAGAATGCTGTGTGCCACATGTTGGACATACATTATATGTTTTAACTCGTTTAGGATGAAGTTTGTTATTATGAATTGCAGAGCACGACTTACTACAAAATTTAGGATTGTAAGTTTCGGTTTTACAAACAATGCAATAAGTTAATGTTTTAGATAAACGGGCTGCTCCTGCACATGTATTAGAACAAAACTTCCTTGGTTTATTTGAATTTATCCTTGATGGTGTAAATTCAGTCTGGCAATAATGACATTTTAACATATACATATTTATCGCATAGAGAGAAAGTTCAATTCCTCCTTGAGATGCCAATTTTATGGGGGGCGGTGCTAGCCTTACCGGTAATCATGAGCCGGGACAGCCCTCCACCAGTTTTAGGATACTTACAGCAAACTATCATAAACGATAGGTAGTTGGTTCAATTCCAACTTTTGCATCATTGCAAAATAGCTCATTTGGTAGAGCACTCGATATACGAACAGTATCCTGTTATTTTTCCTACGGTGGCTCTTGGTAGAGCAGGACGTCTTATAAGCGTTTCGGGCAGATAACCCCCAGGTCTAGGTTCGATTCCTAGCCGTAGGACCACTTAAAATAATGTTGTTTCGATAACTATAACAACAAACACACACGTAATAAGCAAAATACCAATTCCTTGTAACGATTGCATACTGACTCCTTTTTCATCAGGGTATATAGTATATAGTTGCAAATAGATTACAGACTAATACTAACGGTATAAACTTATTATTTGATATTAATAAACAATTGGTAGGTGCTCGATAGGTAATGAGGGCTGACTGTTAATCAGTTTTATGTGGGTTCGAATCCCACCCTACCAGCCAATTTTGCTACTGTAACAATGATGGTTCATGTACTGGACTGAAAATCCAAGGATACTGGTTCGATCCCAGTCGGTAGCACCAAATTTAGGTCCATAGATTAGCGGTAAAATCGTTACCGTGACATGGTAAAGATCGTCAGTTCGATTCTGACTGGACCTACCAAATAATGCCGTTGTGTTGAAATGGATATCATTACAGTCTACGAAACTGTAGTTCTAGGTTCGACTCCTAGCTTCGGTGCCAAATAATGCCGGTGTAGTCCTCTGGGTAGGGTGGCTCGTTGTCTGCGAGATATAGGTGGGTTCGATTCCCATCATCGGCGCCAAACATGCTCTTATCGTCTAGAAGGTTAAGGACACCGGTCTCTCAAATCGGAAAATTGGGTTCGATCCCCAATAGGAGCACCAAACAATGCCCGGTTAGTTTAATGGTAAAACATTGCGCTTACATCGCGAAATTGGCAGTTCAATTCTGTCACTGGGTACCAAAATAAAAGTTGACACAGTTTAAAAAGACTGTATAATACAATGTATATTAAGAATTAAGGATGCTTTCAGCAAATTTTAAAACATCAATCTCACACATTGACTACGTTTAAAAATGCATCCTGTTTAGTTTTAGGATAGGTTCAGCAAGAATAAGCATTTCACTTTTAATGAAAAAACGCTAAAAACTATCCTGTTAAAATTGACCATAAAAGGTTTGTTTCAGCAATTTAATTTTATCTTTCTGCTAAAAAGAAGGTCTGGGTTCGAATCCCGGCGCTAGGTTGGTCTTTAGTGTGGTGTAACGGTAGCACAAAAAATGCAAACCTGATAATTATGGGGGCGAAGCTTTAATGGTGAAGCACTCGGCTCTTAACCGAAAGAATACGGATCGTTACCGTGGGCCCCTACCAAATAACGGGACTATAGCTCAGCAGGTAGAGCATCGCACTTTTAATGCGACTGTCGAGAGTTCGAACCTCTCTGGTCCCACCATATACAAACACACTATCCTGGCAACATCTGATCAGCAGGACTTAATCGATATGAAAATAGTGTGTTTCTATATAGTGATATATACTGTATGGAACATTTTTTCGATATCGGTATACAATACGTAAATTTATTTTCTATAATGATAGGAATGTCATTTGTAGTGCTTTCTAGTATGTGGGGCGGAAGAACTCGATATACTAGAGTTGTATTTTTCTACATGGCATATCTAATTTTTTATTATGGATTTTTACAACACAATTTATAATGGTAACGTAGGATAATGGTAATCCAGCACTCTCATAAGGTGTAAGATGCAAGTTCGAATCTCGCCGTTACTACCAAATTAAAAAATAAATATCTTCACAAATATAGTGAGGTTTTTATGTATAAGACAATTATTATGGTTAGTATTGCATTAACAGCAATTGCATTTTCAGTAATGGCTTATGTAGTAAATCGTGAAGATTCAGTTAGAATGGAAATTGCTGCACAAAACGGATTAATCCAATGTAAAGTAAACAACTATGTGCTTTGGAAGAAGGCTTGCGACAAATAAATAGTACTTTAGGAGATTTATATGTCGTTCAACCTTAAGATTCAACACTGGCATGTAGGAACACTTGTTACTCATGAGCATAAGTTTAAAACACTAGAACAAGCACACGAGTTTATTGCGTCTTTTCCAAAAGTTGCAAAAATAAAGATTTATGATGAAAATAAGGAATTAGTACACGAAGTAGTTCCAGTATTATTCGACGAATTAATGTACGCATAAGGAATTTATTATGTCACATACACTTAAAATGCACTTTTGGCAGAATGGAACGCTTATTACACACGAACATGTATTTGCAGATGTTGAATCAGCAAAGGAATTTGCATCTCTAATTACAAAACCGTCGTTGTTAAAAATTTATAATGACTATAACGAGTTAGTACATCAAACTAAATCTAACGAGTTTACATTAGTTTACGCATAAGCGTCAGTACCAGAGTGGCTTAATGGCATGGATTGCAAATCCGTTGATTCGGGGGTTCAAATCCCTCCTGACGCTCCACTTTTATTGCGGGTATAGCTCAGTTGGTAGAGCGCAACCTTGCCAAGGTTGATGTCGAGAGTTCGAGTCTCTTTGCCCGCTCCACTTTTATATTGACAATTGATAACAGTTGTCGTATAATGCGTTTTTAGGATGATTACAGCAAACAATTTTCTGCTACCATTTTCAGCAGGCTGGCCCGCTGGGGGTGTGTCGTGGGTTCGAGTCCCGGCTTAGACACAGCATCCTGTTATTTTTAACTTTCTTTAGGAGGCAATATGCCATCAGTATTTTTAGTAAGTGATACACACTTTGGACACGCTGGTGTTTGCCGTTTTTTACGCGACGACGGTGTTACTAAATTGCGTCCGTGGGAAGATCCCGCAGAAATGGACGAAGCAATGGTTGAAGCATGGAATGAAACCGTTCGCCCAAATGACAAGGTTTACCATTTAGGTGATGTTGTAATTAACCGTAAGGCATTACATATTTTATATCGTCTAAACGGAGACAAAGTTCTTATCAAGGGAAACCACGATATCTTTAAGTTAGAAGATTATACTCCTCATTTTAGAGACATCCGTGGTTACCATGTGATGAACAACATGATTCTTAGTCATATACCAGTTCATGCAGAAAGCAAAGGTAGGTTCAACGCAAACATTCACGGGCATACTCATGCTAACAGAGTGAAAGTTCAAGGGAATATCGACCCCTGGTACCATAGTGTATGTGTTGAACAAACTGGCTACAGACCCATTCTGTTTGAACAGGTACTGGCTAGGATTGAAGCTGAGAGGGAAGGGCTTTAACTTCCCTCACTATTTTTGCTCTTATCGTACAATGGTCAGTACACGACTTTGGTAAAGTCGAAATCCGAGTTCGATTCTCGGTTAGAGCTCCAACTTTGTAATAATACTGTAATCTTTGTGTGTTTAAATAATGATATGAAAAAGATCATTATTGAAATTGCAGTCAGTTTGATCATTACGGTTCTTACTGAAATAGTACTACGCCGATATTTTCAAAAAACTGCTGAAACACAATGAAAAATAAATATCGTTCAATTTTTATTTCAGACATACATCTCGGAACAAAAGATTGCAAAGCAGAACTTCTTTGTAATTTTTTAAAATATAATTCTGCTAATACAATCTATCTAGTCGGTGACATTATCGACGGATGGAAAATTCAACAAAATCGATGGCGATGGCGCAAGTCGCACAATGATGTTATACGCCACATCCTTAAACATTCTAAGAAAGGATCGAAGATTGTTTATGTAGCCGGAAATCATGATGAGTTTCTTAGACCTCTGTTACCTTATAATTTGTCATTTGGACAGATTGATTTTGTTAATAAGATCGATCATATCGGAGTGGACGGGCAAAGATATCTAGTTATTCACGGTGATATGTTTGACGGTATTACTAAATTAGCGCCATGGATTAGTTATTTAGGAGATAAAGCCTACGATGTGTTACTTTACTTAAACACTAAGTACAATTGGATTAGACATAAGTGCGGATTTGGATACTGGAGTTTTAGTAAATATTTAAAACACAAAGTCAAAGGTGCAGTAGATTTTATTTTTCAATTTGAACAAAACTTAGCCGATTACTGCAAACGTAAGTATTACGACGGTGTAATATGCGGTCATATTCATCATGCAGAAATAAAAACAATCGACGGTATTGTGTATATGAATGACGGTGATTGGGTAGAATCATGTACCGCACTTGTTGAACACTTTGATGGTACATTTGAAATTATTACTTGGGAGAAGTATCAAGATGTACATATTAGTAGCACTACAAGCAGTAGCAGCATTGGGGACTAGTTTGTTCTGGCAACCGATCGGCGAGTTTGAGTTTGAGTCAACATGTAAAGCAGCAGCCGTTCAATTACATAATGCTAAAAAAGAACACAAAGACGGTGAATTATACGTTTGTTTAAAGAAATGAAAAAATTACTAATTATAACTGATACTACAGAAAAGCAGACTAATGGCGTTGTTAGAACTCTTAAAACTACTGTTAATATACTATGCAATGACTTTGACGTTCATTGGATTAACCCTGTTCATTTCAAAACTGTTGCATTACCTGTGTACAAAGAGATCGACATTTCGTTAAACATTTATGCAATCAGTGAAAAGATTGAATCAATTAATCCTGATTATATCCATATTGCTACAGAAGGTCCGGTAGGATTAGCAGGCAAACTATATTGTGATAAGAAAGGATATAATTACACCACTAGTTATCACAGCAAGTTTCCAGAGTTCTTATATGATATGTTTAAAGTTCCTGTTAAACTTACATATCCATACTTTAGATGGTTTCATGCAAAATCTAAAGCGGTTCTTATTCCTACGGATCAAGTTAAAGATCAATTAGAATCAAAAGGATTTAAAAATTTAGTAATCTGGCGTAGAGGCGTTGATACTAGCACATTTAATCCAACATATCGTTTTAGGGGTACAACTCCGGTAACAAAATACATCTTGTGTGTAAGTAGAGTTTCTAAAGAAAAAGGATTAGATGATTTTTGCCAAATTCCAGTACCTGACGGATATTATAAAATACTTGTAGGTGACGGTCCTTACTTAAATGAATTAAAAAGTAAGTATCGAACTGAAAAGGTACAATTTCTTGGAAAGAAAATTGGCACAGAATTATCGCAAATTTATGCAGATGCAGATGTGTTTATTTTTCCATCAAAAACTGACACTTTTGGATTAACACAATTAGAATCAATTGCATCGGGTGTTCCAGTAGTTGCATACAAAGATACTGTATCATCAGAAATCATCAATGATGGTATAAGTGGAATCCTAGTTAACACACTTGATTTTGATGCTATACTTAAAGCATTGGAACTTGACAGAGAAACAGTAGCAAAAGAAGCTAATCTTTGGTCTTGGGAATCCTGCACAGAAGTATTTAAAACCAATTTAGTGTTAAAATGACAAAAGAAGCATTAGAAGAACAGGGTTTTATTTTTGAAAATTTACCGTCAGGTAGAATCAATATAAAACACAAACAACAATTTAGAATTAACGGCATTACTTCTATGAGTGCTGGACGCGGAGAGTGGATTAGAACACTTGAAGTTAAAAGCCTTGAAGAAGCTGTTAAGTATATTAAAACTGCCGACTTCGTCTAATGGATAGGACCGATCCGTCCTAAGGATATAATGAGGGTTCGATTCCTTCAGTCGGTGCCAATTTTAGGTTAGTTACAGCAATTAAATTTTCACCATGAAAAAGGGCTTAATCGACCCGGGACTTGAAAACCCCAAGCAGATAACTAACCTGTTTTGATTTGCGCTTGTATGCCGCTCGGTTTCTACCCGGGAGAAAGCTAACTGGACACATGCGGGTTCAAATCCTGCCAAGCGCACCAATTTTCCGCCCTTAGCTCAGTGGATAGAGTCCTTGGCTTCGAACCAAGTTGTCGGGAGTTCGAATCTCTCAGGGCGGGCCAAAATAAATACAAAATGATTTATATAATACTAAGTCCGGGTAGGACAGGAAGTTCATTTTTATCATCTATAATACATTCCTATCTTCTATATACAACCGATAAATGCGAATATATCGATTGGTTTGACGAATCCCCTAATATAAGTATCGATAATGATATAGATTATGTTATTCATACTCATTCAAAAAATATTATATCAAAGTTAAATCTTAATCCGTCTACTATTACATTAATAATAAACAAACGAAACAATTTATTTGAAACTATTATGAGCTTAGAAGTGTCTACGATTACCGGTGAGACATGGAACTACACAAATAAAAAAATCGAACCTGTTAGAGTATCTATAGATTCATTTATAGGTAATTTAATACGATATTATAAATGGTATGACGATATCGATGTATCATTAGATTTTTATAATATAAAAATAATATACTATGAAGATTTTGTTAGTGATTATCTATATATAGGAAAATCGTTTAATTTTCTCGATATACCATTATATAGTACGTACACAAATAAATCACCATATGATTATAAAGATATTATTTTAAATTGGAAAGATTTATATTCTATATATAATAATGCAATTGCTTACAATAAGCACGGATTTGAAAGTTTTGACCAATATATGAACTATTATATATTAGATCAATATAACGATAGAGACGATAAATTTAGTTTATGAAAATTTATATTGTAATTGAAATGCACGTAGCAACCGGAAGAATTCTAAGAATTGTCGAAGTATATGACAATTATGAATCAGCATTAGCATATGTTGATAGTTGGAAAAAACTTTTCAAAAAAGACGACCCTTACAAATTTGAAATTATCGAAAAAGATGTAGTAACTAACGATGTTGCCAAAAATTAGATAAATCATACTTAACTGAGTTGTCTTTTGATCGAATGAATTCTTTTTCTGCTTGATAAAATGTTGACTGTTGAACAAAAAGAGGAACTTGACTATAATCAGTGACAATATCCAATGCTAGATTTTTATTAAATTCTAGTTTTTCTTTAATCTGATTATATTGAGAAACTAAGTTATTGTTAGAAATATTTTTCATATTTTCAACAATCATATTTGTTCTAAGAGTTAAATCATCAACTCTATCAAATTTATAATCGATAATTTCATCATACAATAAAAAACCTAAATTTTCTAAATGTTTATGATATCGAGGTAATGCTAACGCAATAAAGGGCTTTCCTAGCAATAACGGAATCCAAGTTTTTTCAGTTACAATACCTCTTCTAATAGTAGATTCAGGAACAAGTTGAAAAAATGAATAGGCATATTCTTTGGGAACAGTAAACATATTATTCCAACCGTCAAATGAATCGGTTAAAGATAATCTTACTTGATTCCAATATTTCCATTCGTAATTTGTTGGATTTTCAAGACGATTCCATGAGATTGCATTACTTTCGATTAAATTTTCTCTAGATAAAAAATCAATTAATTGACATCGATGATAGTGTGCATTGTGATTTAAACTGAGAAAGGGATATTTAAAATTAGTGTTTGACGAAATAAGATCAACATCGTTATGATTTAGAAACATGGCTGTTAATGTTCCTAAATATGTACTCCATTGATGAACTTTACCGATCATACAAAATTGTCGAACATCATTTAATTCATGTCCACCTAATACAAAATTAATATTAATTTTATCACTGAGAGAATGGTCCCATTCTCTCCACCATGCTCCTAGGACATCAAATTCATGTGCATTAAACACATTAATAGCTGTAGGATTAAATTTTTCGATGTCTTGTTGTATTATTTTTAATGAAAGGTTTAGTCGATTGTAATTTAAAGTTGTCATAGTGTTATTTAATTAAGAAATCGTTGACAGATAAATAAAAGGCTGTATAATACAGTACATAAGTTAGGGAAATAACTAACTTGCTCTTTAACAATTTAATTTTTATATGCTCCCGTCGACTAGCGGTTAGGTCATCGCCCTTTCACGGCGGCGACACCGGTTCGAATCCGGTCGGGAGTACACTTTTAATAAATACATGATGAAAACAATTTTTTATCTGTATCAAGTTACAAACACAATAAACAACAAAATTTATGTTGGTGTTCATAAGACAAAAAACATAAATGATGGCTATATGGGATCTGGAAAGATCATTAAATCAGCTATTAAAAAATATGGAATTGAAAATTTTCAAAAAGATATACTTGAATTTTTTTCGACAGAAGTTGAAATGTTTAATCGAGAAAAAGAGATTGTAACAGAAGATTTTTTAGCACGAGAAGATGTTTACAATTTAAGAAGAGGAGGTCACGGGGGTTTTGATCATATAAACAGCAAACCTTATACAATGACACCTAACAGAACAATCGGGCATCAAAAAAGAAGTGAAAAACTCAAAGGCCGAAAAAATATCGTATTGAGTGAAATACTTAAACAAAAACATAAATTAGGATCTGTTAAGATTCCTGATTGGACTGGTAGAAAACATAAAGTTGATACTATTGAAAAAATGAGAGGTCTTAGACCACAATCTTCAGGAAGTAATAATTCACAATATGGAAGTATGTGGATTTATAATGAAGAGCTAAAACAAAATAAGAAAGTACCTATTACTGATCCTATTCCTGATGGATGGGTAAAAGGTCGTAAACTTAATTTTTGAGCCATATAAAAACATATTACGGTTGTACTATTTGAAGTTAGTACCTAAGTTGCAAACAAGCCACAGTAGTATGTTTCTATATGGTGAATGTGGGATACTGACCCACTTACGAGAGAGAGGACGGTTGTATAACAATTAGCCGTATTAGCAGAGTGAGCAAGACCGAGTAGGTACTCGTGTAGAATTAACTACACAAAGCTCGTGCAGGGTGCTTGGAAAACGGAAGGGCGAAGACACGTACCTTGATACGCCCGTCAGATGAATCCGAAAAGTGTTTTCCGAAATTGCCACAAGTTAGAGATCAGTGCTAACCACCATAACAATTTTCATTTAGTAGTGATATAGCTCGTTAGCCAATGTACACGGCTAACCTTGTTCAATTCGGAGTCCTGTGATACTAGTAAACAACATTTATAAAATGTTGACATCAGGCAGAAAAGAATAGTAAACTGTATCACTACTAAATTATATTTTAATATCTATATAGTAAATTAATGAGAACTATATGAGAATAGTTAGATTAGACACAGATGGCATGTATGGTGTTATTGATTATGGTCTTAGCTCTTATATTGTAACAATTCGGACAGTAAATTTAGAAGGACTTAATGCTACACTTATTATGAAGTCTTTTGGAAACTGTGTAAGTGCAGAAGACTTTTTACTCAAAGTTCTGTGTAATCCAACATTTTATAAGTTACAATATAGTTAAAGTTTTTGCCCGGGTGGTGGAATGGTAGACACTTTGAATAGATAAATAGATGTATGAAACTAATAGAAGAATACATCACAGAGTCGAAACAGAATAGACAATCACATTTGAATCTGTCTGAACCGTGTATTGAACGAGGTGGTCCGCAAAATGGAGGATTATCGAGTTATTGTAAAGGTTTAATGGCACATTTGTTAGATACTACGATTCCGTCGGGACACAAGATACATATATGTCACGCTTGTAATAATCAAAGGTGTAGTAATCCTAATCATTTGTATTGGGGAACAGCACAAGAAAACAAGTTGGACCAAAAAACAAATGGTGAAAAAACTATTTGGGAAAGAACTGTTGAAAAATATGGCTTAGAAGAAGCAAAGAAATTACAAGCAAAAGGTGATAAATCAGCGGGCGGAAAAGCAAATGCTGGTAAACCTAAAAGCGAAGAACATAAAAGAAAAATTGCCGCAAATCATAAAGGCGGTAAAAAAAGAAAATTGCCCCTATAGCCCAATTGGTAGAGGTGATGCGCTTAGAACGCATTCAGTGTTGGTTCGAATCCGACTAGGGGTACCAGTTTTGTTGTAAAGTAGATGTTGGGAAAGCAAAGCGTCGAAAACTTTGTGAGCAGGTGATCTCCGCGATGAGGCTAAACTAGTAACCTTGTACCAACTATTACTACGTACCTCTGTACCGGCCGGCCTAGTATAAACGGTTAAAATGGTTCCGAATGAGGGAGGCGGAACGTTTACAACAAATTTTTTCGGAAGGTTGCCAGAGTCTGGCTTATTGGAACAGTCTTGAAAACTGTCGGCGGCTAATAACCGTCCGTGGGTTCGAATCCCACACCTTCCTCCAATTTACATAATAACTACAATATGAAAAGAATATTTGTAGTTCATGATTATTTTACAAAAGAATCAGTAATTCCAAATGGATTTAATATGTCCTATGAAGAATTTAATGAACATCGTTATAAACTGTCTAGAACATCAAACGTTAAATTTAAAAATGATTCATTATTTCTTCAATTAACACCTATCCATAAAAGTACCATTTTATCATCAAATTTTCTTACAAAAGACGATAAAATTTATTATTTTGTACATTTAAATCGGAACGCGGGAGATTATCCTGAATTATATGATTATGGTATGAATCATTGGACCAGTTACATTGATGAGAAAATAATCGAATTAATTAAAAAAAAGAAAGTAACATTAGCACTTTCGATTTTTATCGAGACGTTAACGTTACAGGATATTAAAATTATAGGTAATAGACTTTTAAGTCATTTAGGCGAAATTAATTTTGAAATATGGACACCTTGGACATATCCTAAAGAGGACTGGATCAGAGTTATTGGAAGTTTAAAATACTATCGTTCAATTGTTGATGTTCCTTATTGGGAGATATCGGCTAAAAAATTGTATAATACAACTGGATTGATAATTAATCATAAAAGTAAGAAATACATTAATTTGTGTCGTAGATATACACCAGAACGAATTTTGGCACATACATATATATTATCTCATAATTTATTAGATTTGGGATATAACAGTATTCCTAGTCATGATACTATCACCGGAAGATCGTTAATAGATGTGGCCCGAGACTTGTTAGATAGTTATTCAGGTATTTTTAATAATGAGATTAGCTTATCATTAAGCTATTGGAAGGAAAATGATCAAGGAATTACATTAGATCAACCTCCTGTATCAGATTTTGATAGGACTCTTCATAAAGATCAATATTACGGGTTTAACAATTCGCCAGATTTAGAAAAATACTACAACGATAGTTATCTAAGTTTAATCGGCGAAGGATGTATGACCGTAGACAGTTACATGATTACAGAAAAAACTTACAGATCGATATTATATAAACATCTTTTCCTTATTATAGGACCTAAACATACTTTACAATCTTTAAGGGAAAAGGGGTATAAAACATTTAACAGCATTTGGTCCGAAGAATACGACAATATCGATGATGATGGAGAACGAATACAAACTGTTCTAAAATTATTTGAAAATATCATTATATCAAACAATCTCGAAACCCTGTACGAAAAAGCATTACCGATTATAGAACATAACTATAATTTCATGCATGAGAGAATAGAAAATTACATAAAAAACACAGGATATCATGAAACCTCTTAATATAACGTTAGACTACGATTTTAAATTTGTAATCAATGCTGATTATGATTCCAATGAATCTAGTTGTATTAATTATCTAGTGGTAGAACAAAAAGATACTTATGATAAGTACGGCGGTCTTCCAACTAGTTATTGTTATCAGAACACTTTAATACGACAATTATGGTGGGATAACACTCAACTTGATTTTCAAGAAATTGGACGTCAATTAGGCATGGAAGTTATTACTATAAGCACTATTCGACAAGATCCAGGATGCGTAATACCAGCTCATAGAGACGAATTTTATCAGATTAAACTGCGACATCCCGACAGAACCGAATCTAAAGTTAGAGCTAATATCTATCTTCAAGATTGGAAACTAGGGCATTTTTTACAATATGGAGATAATATCTCTACGCATTGGACTGCTGGACAAGGACATATGTGGGATCGAGAAACATTACACCTTAGTGCAAACGCAGGGTTAGAACCTAAATTTACTATGCAGATTTCGGGGTTTATTCTTTAATGCCGGTCCAAAGTCATAACGATTGGGATCAACTAGAAGAAATAGTTGTCGGAATTGCTGATTATGCAATGCTGCCGACAATTAATAAGAGTACCCATAGCTTTTGTTATGCAGGGGAAACCGTTGAAAACATTAAAAAGTTGCAAGGATCTCACAATCAAACCGTAATTGATGAAGCTAACGAAGATTTAGATAGGCTTGCGACAGAGTTAAAAACTTTAGGTGTGATTGTACATAGGCCAACGCCGATCGATCATAGTAAAGAATTTTCTACACCGGAATGGAAAACTACCGGATGGTATACATATTGTCCCAGAGACTTATTACTTCCTCTAGATAACACTATTATCGAATGTCCTAGTCCTATGCGAGCAAGATATTTCGAAACTCGAGCATATTATGATTTATTATATAAATGGATGTCCGAAGGCACAAGGTGGATATGTGCTCCAAAGCCTATTTTAAATGATGATAGTTATCAATTAGATGATCTTGTAGAACCAACACTATTAAACAAGGAAATAGTATTCGATGCTCCTAATATAGTACGATTAGGAAAAGATTTGTTGTTTCAAGTAAGCAATAGCGGAAATAAATTAGGTTATGACTGGTTAAAAAGTATTGTCGGAGATAGATATAATATTCATCTTGCAGAAAAATACTATAGTTTCAGCCATTTTGATTCTACCGTAATTCCATTGAGGCCCGGATTAGTTTTATTTAATGGTGATCGTTGCAACCCTAATTGGTATCCTCCAATTTTCGAGTCATGGGATAAAATTTTCTTTCCCGGTGAAAATGTAGTTGATATCGGAAGCAATTTGGAAAACGGAGTTAGTCCTTGTAGCAAGTATATAGGACTTAATTTTTTATCCGTAAATCCAGAATTAGTAATTTGCGATGAAAATCAAAATGAACTAAGGAGAGAATTAGATAAATGGGGAATTGAAACAATTGGACTTCCTATGAGACAAGCACGTACATTAAGTGGCGGATTTCATTGTGTTACTTTAGATGTTAAACGAAAAGGTAAGTTAGAATCGTATTTTTGATTTTTCTCTCTAATGTTATTGTAATCATACTAATTATAAATAGTCGAAACTAAGGATACTCAAATGATTACAAAACCAAGAGTGTTGTTTATACTTAAAAGACGACATGATTACAACCCAATAGAACACGATAAAATTAATCTTACTACAGGTCTATACAATTCGGTCAACTTTATGAATAAAATGTTGATTAGAGAAAATATAGAAACAAAAATTGTAGTTGTTGAAGATAATAATTGCATTGATCGCGAAGTTACTGAATACAAACCAACTCATGTTATAATCGAAGCATTATGGGTAGTGCCTACAAAATTTAGCGCACTACAAAAATTGCACCCTGATGTATCTTGGATTGTTAGATTACATAGCGACACACCATTCATTGCTGGTGAAGGAATTGCAATGGATTGGATAGGCGAATATAGCGGGTATCGTAATGTTATAGTTGCATGTAATTCACCTAAAATCTTACAGGAAATTAGAACTTATTTAAGAATTCGTAATAAGTGGCCTGAAAAACATACCGAAGAAAAAGTTATATATCTTCCAAATTATTATCCTAATTTCTATAAAAAGAAGGAACATAATTTTGAAAAAGATTACATTAATGTAGGATGTTTTGGCGCCGTTCGCCCGTTAAAAAATCATCTGTTACAAGCAATGGCGGCAATTAAGTTTGCAGATGCTGTAGGTAAAAAGTTACATTTTCATGTTAATTCAGGCAGATATGAAATGAAAGGCGAACCTGTGTTTAATAACTTAAAAGCGTTATTTGAACAATTAGCAAGTTCCGGACACGAGTTGATTATACATGGATGGATGCCTCGAGAAGAATTTTTGCAGATTTGTGCAGAGATGGATATCGGATTACAAGTTAGTTTAAGCGAGACTTTTAATATTGTTAGTGCAGATTTAATTAGTCAAGGAGTTCCGGTTGTAGGAAGTGCAGAAATTCCGTGGATGACTAACTGGACTCATGCAGACCCTGTAAAAAGTCAAGATATTGCACTTAAATTGCAAGCAACGTTTGACCACCCTCAAATTAATGTGTGGTTAAATCAACGAGGCTTGACAAAATACACAAATGAGACTAAACTTATTTGGAGTAGATATTTTAAAAAGAATTAAAGGGTTGTTAGCATAGTCGGCCTAATGCGCTGGCCTGTCACGCCAGAGACCACGGGTTCGAATCCCGTACAGCCCGCCAATTTTAGGATCTTTACAGCAAACCTTAATGGAAAATAAACTGATTTATACTCAGTTTTAGAAGGTTCAAATCCTTTACAATAAAAGATCCTGTTTAGTAAATACAAAAGAATTATGCCTGAGTGGTGGAATAGGTAGACACAACAGACTTAAAATCTGTCGCCCATAAAGCATGCCGGTTCGAGTCCGGCCTTAGGTACCAAATTAGGAGAGTTGGGTGAGTTGGTTTAAACCAGCAGATTGCTAATCTGTCGATTAGGGAAACCTGGTCCGAGGGTTCGAATCCCTCACTCTCCGCCAATTTAAATGATATATAAAGAGTACTTGGCAAGTAGCTCAGACGGTAGTAGCAAGTGACTGTTAATCACTGGGTCGGGGGTTCGATCCCCTCCTTGCCAGCCAATTTAAGGGGTTGTAGCTCAGTTGGGAGAGCGCCAGATTTGCATTCTGGATGTCGCAGGTTCGATCCCTGTCAACTCCACCATTTTAAGAAAAGATGTGGATATATTCACTTTACGCCAACAACAAGAACAAGGATCATATGATTTACGTACTACATTGCGTAGTGTTGTAATAAATCCAGTAGAACGCTGTAATCGAACATGTATAATTTGTCCGAGAAGTGATGAATTACTATATCCTACATTAAACACCGAAGTAAGTTTAGAAGTTGTAACAAAAATAGCTAACGACTTAGAAGCTATAAATTTTGAAGGGAGAGTTGGGTTTGATGGTCTTGGAGAACCGTTGTTACATTCTAATCTTGTTGAATGTGTTTCTATAGTACGAAAAACTATTACACGAATAAAATGGTTAGAAGTTCAAACTAACGGTGACTATTTAACCCGTGACAAGATAAAAGAACTTATAAATGCTGGATGTGATACAATTTCGATCAGTATGTATGATAAAGATGATACTGAGAAATTTCAGACATTAGCAAAAAATCTCCCAGTATCTTTAATATTGCGGCATCATTATGATAAATCAGTTAATTATAATTTGCACCTAGTAAATAGAATTGATTTAGCTAATAAAAACTCGAAAATACTCAACATCAACAGACCATGTTATGTACCATTTTATAAAATGTTTATTGATTGTAATGGGGATGTGTTAGTATGTAACAATGATTGGAGCAGATCAAGTTTTATAGGAAACGTATTAATAGATACTATTGAAAATATTTGGCTCGGAAATAATTTAAATACATACAGACATAACTTAATTAATGGAAATCGGAAAAATTGTAATCCGTGTAATCGATGTGCAATTGACGGAACATTGTTAGGTAAAGAAAGTGCAGAAATTTTTCGAGAGAGCTTATTTTCATGATAGGAATGCAAGAGATTAAAGATCCGTGGATGCATTGGATAGTAGATGAATTTCTTACACCCGAATGCCTTGCTGAAGTTAAAAATGTTAACCATGTGAATGAGCAAATAAACTACGGTCGTAGAGTTGGTAGCCAGCGATTGTTTATTAATGAGCAAGTGCAAGATGCTTATCCAAACTTGTATAAATTGTACCAAAGTTTACATCAAGGAGAATATAGAGATTTTTTCGAATCTGTTACTAGTCAGTCATTTGAGGGATTATATCCGAGAGTCGAAGTTATTAGTGATTACGGGTTATTCTACCTCGATCCACATCATGACCACTTAGAAAAAAAGCTAACTGCTATTTTATACACAGATTATGAACAACTGTATCCAGGTACTGAATTGGAAAACGGATACAGAATTCCAGTAAAAGATAATCGATGTTTTTTCTTTGTTCCTGCCAAACATACAATGCATAGTTATCCAGAAACGAAGTTTGATAAAATACGTAGATGTTTACAAATTAATTATTGGACATATACTATATGACTAGAGAGGAAGTTGACCGATTAAAAGACCTTCTTCCAAAATTTTCCAATATAATACATACTGATAATAACGTATATAATAATTGGAATTACTGTAAACAATATTATAATAATTTTAAATTTCAATTAATCGAAATTGATAGAACGGTTGATCCTGTTATGTCGTTGCCTCTTTCTTTACTCGAATTTAAGTGGAAAGATCATCTTAATTACATAGAAGATCGAGACTTCTTTAAGTTACAATGGTTAATTAACGATTACTTAACTACTGGGTTTACATTTCCTGTTCAATCAACTTGGAATTTTAAATTACATCACTGGGAGATGCATCCGGGATTATTGAGAGAGTTAGTATATAGCGCATTTAATCAGACTAAGTGGTTAGCTTTTTATCAAAATATTACAGATACTTCAGTTGTTACTATCGATACATATCATTCGGTTGACGATTTGTTAGTTAAATTAAATTTTAAAGATCAATACAATGTATATGCAAATCTAGTTAATTATTACGGTTTTCCTCTTTTTGCACTAAATGTTGAAAATTGCAATATTGACGAATGTATAAAACTGCATAAGGATATTTTTTATAATAATTTAAAACGAGGAATTAACATACTAGCAGAGGATAATACTATAGATTTAGTCAAGCAGGAATTAGACAGTTGGCCCGAACACATGATAAAATCTAAAATTCTTTTCAACTCTGCTCACAATGCTCCTTCGATAAAAATAAGTATCTTTAACAAAACACAATTTTATCTAAGTTTGTATTTTTTAGGCACTAATGTAAGAAATTATAAACAAACTGAATTTAGGTACATTAATGAATAAAACAGATGAGAGAAAACAATTACCATATGGTAGAGCCGAAGCTGTTGTTAGTTCTTCACACAAAAATGTTGTTTTACAAAATACTATATTATGTCTAAACAACCAATGTTTAGATAATAACTCAATTCATAAGGATTTTGTTATAAAATATCGAGAGTGGGTTTCTACTACAAAATTAAACACTATAATAGGTTTAGAAAATTTTCCGGTTACTACATATAGTAATGGTACGACTGAATCGTTTGATAAGTTTTATTTAAAAAATAAAACCAAACGTCTCCGGGTGTTTAAAGGTGAATACATGTATCATCAAGCATCTGGAAGAAATTATTTTCCTAACTGGAAATTTATCGACGATGAAGAGCTAAAAGAAAATGATGTAGTAATTATTAGTCATCCGTTTTCTGATACAGGATGTGAACATCCATTATATAAACAAACTTTAGATACGTGTGCTAATTTAGGAATACCGGTACTAGTTGATTGTGCATTTTTTGGATTATGTTCGGATATTGTGTTTGACTTCACGCATCCTGCAATTACTGATATCACGTTTAGTCTGAGTAAATTCCTACCAGTGGCGCATTTACGTATAGGAATGAGATTAACTAAAATTGACGATGATGATACATTACTAATTGCACACAAAATGTCGTATGTTAATAGAATAGGCGCAGCAGTTGGCGAGAATCTTATAAAACTGTATTCTCCCGATTTTAATTATAATACTTACCGATCAACGCAAGAAACTTTTTGTAAAAAATTACAAGTTTTACCAAGTAATACTGTAATTTTTGGTATTGATACTGAAAATAGATATCAAGAATACAATAGAGGTTATGTTTCTAATAGACTGTGTTTCCCCAAATATCTAAAAAATAGGAAATTACCGATTTAATGAGTACTATAGGATTCTTCGGTGATAGTTTCTGCGCTAAAAAAGATATGCCTTTTTTTAGTAAGAATACAGGAACTACTTACATCAAAAAACTCGAACTTAATTACAACACTAAAATTTTACAACTAGGTGTAGATGGGTCGTCTATTTGGGATCTGATTTTATTACAATTTAATCCTATCAAAACAAACTTACCGGATATTTGCATATTCGTATGGACTAATAACGGGAGATTGTTTCATAGAGAAGTTCGAAATATAAATGCATCTTCATTATTAAAACATCACAATAGTAAAAATTTAATATGGAAATCTGCACAATTATATTATGAAAATTTGCACGATTGGGAAAAAGAAGATTTAGAACATCTATCCGTTATGCATTATTTTGATACCGAAATCTTATCAAAATTAGACACGGGTATTAAGATTATTCATCTCTGGTCATATGGAGACATAGACTGGGATAACCGTGACAGATTCAATCCAGAAAATATAAAATATCCTTATAGATGGAAAACTGGCATGGAAATAAGACCTGCGTTAGCATCAATTAGCATGATTGATGTACAAGATGATAACATACATTTTCATGACTCTCGTCCAAATCATTTAGACGGTGAACAGAAAAATGAATTAGTTTTTTCGTGGATTAAACATGCTATTGATAACTACAATCCAGGAAGTTGTTTAAATTTTGATTATGATGTAATTAATTTTATAAAATAATAATGCGTATTACAGAATTAAATTTATCAAAATATAATCGAGTGTTTACATTCGGTTGTAGTTATACAAATTATATTTGGCCGACATGGGCGGATATAATAGGCCGAGAGGTCCCAGTGTATGAAAACTGGGGTAAATCCGGTGGAGGCAATAGTTTTATCGTTAATTCTGTAATAGAATGTCATACAACACATAAATTCCAAAAAGGAGATCTTGTGTTAATAATGTGGTCCTCCCTATCTCGAGAGGATCGATATATAAATGGCTCTTGGTTGTGTGTAGGTGGCATTGGCCATCAAACAGTATACAGTAAAGATTGGGTTAAAAAGTTTGGATTAGACATGCGCGGATATGCTATACGAGATTATGCTAATATTTTGTTAATACAAAATTTATTAGAGAATCTTGAATGCGATTATGACCAGTATTCAATGCATCATCTTCTTTGTTTTGATCATAGTAATGTCGATCGATTGTTTCCTGATTTAGAATATAGATATAATTTGTATAGAAGAATACTAATAGGAATAAATAAATCTGGAACTATTATCGAAGAAGGAAAGACAATAGTAGAAAATCAAGATGTTGTTGAACTTTATAAAACAATTTTTCCTAAAATTCATCTTTCAATTCAAGAAATAGTATATGATAATTTTTGGAAGACTAGGTTAATAGTGAACTTTGGAGATACTCATCCGTCACCAAGTGAGCATTTATTATATTTAGATCGATTATATCCTAACAATTCTATCAGTCAATCGACAAGAGAATACGTTGAACAATATGATTGTATAGTCAGGAATACTAACTCAAAATTGGAAGAAAATATACACACTCCGTCTAAAATAGTTAGATTATAGGAAATTAAAAATGTCACAATGGTATGGCGGTAAAGGATCTACTCCGCGTAAAGTAGATAAGAAAAAGTTTGACGAAAACTGGGATAGAATTTTTGGAAAGAAAGATCAAAATAAACCGGTTGACAAACGTGAAGAAGATAAGTAAACTATACAAATATTAACGCAATAGAGAAACAAGATGGCAACAATTAGTAAAGCAAATAGACCAAGACAGGCTCCGGGAATGACCCACAATGGTCGTCCACGCTTAAGAGCAAAGAGTGTTGCACAGTTAGAAGAAATGTATAGTAAGGCTAGCGATAAAAAGTCAAAAGGTAAAATCCTAAACGAGCTTAATCGTCAGCGTTCAAGAGTTAAATAGTTTATTGCCCCTTAAGCATTGATGGCGATGCGCATGACTTGTAATCATGATAACTCGGTTCGATTCCGGGCGGGGGCTCCAAACACTAGGTTACACTTTTACCTAAAGAAGTGGGTTATTGTCTGACCATACACGACACGGTGCTTAGGATCTATACCGCAAAGGCTTCAAATAAGGAGCGACTTGAGAATATCCTAGGGCGGGAACTGTACCGTCCAAATGGAAAAGCAGATGGACAGGTGTAACAACTCAGTTTAGGGCTTTGGTAGTGCGAAGTAGCTAAACACTTTAATTAAACACATCGGCTTGTACAGGACGCTGTTTAAGACCTTGAGAGAGGCGCAAGTTGTACGGTGTGTTTAATTAAAGTGCGGGTGTAACTCAGTGGCTAGAGTGTCAGCCTTCCAAGCTGTTCGTCGTGGGTTCGAGTCCCATCTCCCGCTCCAATTTAAATAGAGGTTATAATGAGAGCAAGTCATATTTTAGTTGACACGTTAGATCAAGCAACTGCAATCTTAGAAGAAGCAAATGCATTAAATTTTGCTAGTTTAGCACAAGCACATAGCAAGTGTCCGAGTAAAGCAAGAGGCGGTGACTTAGGTGATTTTGGTCCAGGCATGATGGTAAAACCATTTGAAGATGCTACATTAGCAACAGCGGTTGGACAAATTAGTCAGCCGGTCCAGACACAATTCGGATATCATTTAATTCACAGGACTGGTTAATGGCTGATTTCAAAGAATTGATTACAGGAAAAGATAATGAAACGCTTTGCATGGGCCGAATCAGTTGGGCCGCTAGTTATATTGCTATTGTTGGGGTTGCTAGTGGCATTATTTTATCAGGCGGGGTCCTTGGAATCGCAGAACTCGGCATTGCGCTCGCAACAATCGCAGCTGGTCACGGAGCAGCAATCAAACTTAAAGAAACTACTGAACCAACAGTAGAACCAAAACAAGAACCAGTAGTACCATTTTTTTCCGGATTGCAAGTAGTAATGCCGGAAACAGAAGAAAAATAAAGATTTTACACAGGATTAGCTTAGTTAATATTCATTTTGTAAGATAAAAGTCTAATGTTAAATAAATATTAGATGAATTACAAAAAACATTATTTGTTATTAATAGAACGGGCAAAGTTAAGAAATATCGAGGACTATACCGAAAGACATCATATTATTCCGCGATGTTTAGGTGGTTCTAATGCAGTAGATAATTTAGTTAATTTAACGCCAGAAGAGCATTATTTAGCACACCAATTATTAGTAAAAATTCATCCTAATAATAAAAAATTACTACATGCAGCAATGATGATGATTCCGTCATCATCATACCAAAATAGAAATAATAAGTTATATGGATGGTTAAGAAAACGGTATTCTAAACAAAGAAAACGCGATACAATAGGAGATAAAAATCCAAATTTTGGAAAAAAATGGTATCATGAGCCAACTACACTTGAAAAAATAAGAGTAGTTCCAGGAACACAGCCAACAAATTTTGTCGAAGGCAGAACTCCAAAATTTAAAAATCGATATTGTAGAGTGTGTAAGAATTTTGTTGATAAAGTTCCATTATGGAATGGTAAATTAAAATTTTGCGATGGTTGTAAACCGCTTCATAAAAAAGAAAGATTGTTAAAATATGATTATTCAATCATTTCTTTGATTTATAAAGAAGGAGTTAGTACTAAACAAGGGTATTATAGTATTGCTAAAAAATATGGTATAAACAAATGGTCGATTTATGATTACATTGAAAGATACAAAGATCGATTAGAAAAAGAACACGGGGTTTAGCTGAGGTTGGTTTAGCATACCGTTTGGGGCGGTAAGACGCAGGTTCGAATCCTGCAATCCCGACCAATTTTAGGATCCATTCAGCAATTAAACATTTTACTTTTCATGTGAAACAAAGCGGATCCTGTTAGTTTTAAGATTTTAGGATGCTTTCAGCATAAAATTATTACAAGCCAAAAACGGCGGGTGTAGGTGCAATTCCTACTTCCTACGGGGATGATGTAACAGTAGCATGGCCGTCCGTAAATAATAATGCATCCTGTTTATTTAGAGGTTGACAACTACCTTAAAAAGTTGTACTATAATTTTAAGAATTTAGGATGCTTACAGCAAATATTTTCTAAAAGAATCAGGCATCGAAAGATTTGTAGGTTCAAGTCCTACACCCGATCACGCTGATTGGGTTGGCGAAATTGGTAAACGCACTTGACAAAAAAGAAAATGCATCCTGTTAAAAGTCTTTATACACATGCACACAAATGCGTAGGCCACGCAGATGTACTGGAGGACAGCTTTGTCGTTGGCGACATAGTTGGCAGGTTCGATTCCTGTGAGTGTGCAGATGTATAAAGATTTATTTCGGGTTCGTCTAATGGTAGGACATGTGACTTTGACTCACAGAATCGAGGTTCGAGCCCTTGACCCGAAGCCAATTTAAAATATGAAATTAATACAAAATACAATTATAATACTAATAATCTTGTTCGTCCTTATAACATTTGGGGGCGTAACAGGACTCATCCAATAGCGGGATGGAGTAACGGTAACTTATGAGTCTCATAAGCTCAAGATCCTGGTTCGATTCCGGGTCCCGCTTCCAAATTACTTCTGCGATAAATAATATACGTACATAATGGAGGTATATTATGGCAGGATGTGTTGTTAAAAAATGTGGATGCAAAAGCACTCCACCGGGTATTTCAGAATACCAAGATAAAAGATATGGTCAGGATATGCGTGTTATGAATCTTGATCAAAAGAAGTCCGAAGCAGTTTGTACTGTATGCGGTAAAACGCACAAGGCTTAAACAATAACCCCTAATATCAAACATGTATTAGGGGTTTTTCTTTTTTACTAAGTAGTTGAGAGGTTGAATACATGATTAATAAAAATATCTCAACTGCAATTCTTTTTGCAGTTCTCATTGTATCGTTGTATGTTATGTTTAACACAATAAACGGAAACAAAGAACGCGGTCCAATGCCATTTCCTTATAGTCAATTTGTTAGGGAAGTTCACGGGCATACAATCAAACGAGTTATGATCGATGATAGGGTGATTAGAGGTGAATCAAGAGACGGAGAACAGTTTATTGTTTATACACCAAATGATCCTGCATTGATTAATGACTTACTTAATAACGATGTAGAAGTTCGAGCTCAAGAACCTCCACATAGAAGTTTATTCTTTGAAATTTTCATCAGTTGGTTCCCGATGCTTGTTTTGATCGGCGTGTGGATTTGGTTCATGCGTAAACAGAATAGAATGATGGGTAGCGGTACTAATGGAATGGGCAAGAGCAAACATAAATTGCTCAACGAAACAAGCCAAAAAATTACGTTTGCCGATGTAGCAGGATGCGATGAAGCAAAAGGAGATGTTGTAGAAATTGTAGACTTCTTAAAGGATCCAAAGAAGTTTAGTAAATTAGGTGGTAAAATACCTCGTGGTGTCTTACTAGTAGGCCCCCCAGGAACAGGTAAAACATTACTAGCAAGAGCAGTAGCAGGAGAGGCGGGTGTTTCATTCTTTAGTATCTCCGGTTCCGACTTTGTTGAAATGTTTGTCGGTGTAGGTGCAAGTCGTGTACGTGATATGTTTGTTGAAGCAAAGAAACAATCACCTTGTATTATATTTATTGACGAAATTGATGCAATCGGTAAAGCACGTAATGGTAGCATTATGGGCAACGACGAACGTGATCAAACCCTTAACGCATTACTTGTTGAAATGGACGGATTTGAAGCATCAACTGGCATCATTATTATTGCCGCAACTAATCGTCCCGAAATTCTTGATAAAGCATTACTTCGTCCAGGACGATTTGATAGACAAGTTACAGTAGGACTTCCAGACATTAACGGACGCGAACAAATACTTAAAGTACACACTAAAGATGTTCCATTAGCAAAAGATGTTAAGTTACATGATTTAGCACGTGGTACACCTGGATTTAGTGGTGCAGAACTTGCAAACCTAGTCAATGAAGCAAGTATTTTAGCAAGTAAATGCGATCGTGAAGCAATTCATATGAAGCATTTTGAAAAGGCCAAGGACAAGATCCTAATGGGTGCGGAACGTAAAACTTTTGCAATGAGTGAAGATGAAAAGCGTTTAACTGCATATCATGAAGCAGGACACGCAGTAGTTGGTTACTTAACACCAGAGCATGATCCGATTTACAAAGTCAGCATCATTCCGCGGGGACGCGCATTAGGTATCACAATGTTCCTTCCAGAACGTGACTCAGTTAGTATGAGTAAGCGTAAATTAGAAGGACAGATCGCAAGTCTTTATGGAGGAAGAATTGCTGAAGAAATTATTGCAGGCGAAGATGGAATTACTACAGGTGCTAGCAATGATATTGAACGTGCAACTCTACTTGCTACTAAAATGGTAACAGAGTGGGGCATGAGCAAAAACTTACAACCTATTAAATACGTCGAGGAAGATGGCGGATATGTAGGTGCAGGACATAGCCACTTAAAACAAGGACTAGATGAAATCAATAATCAAATTGAAAAGGAAATTGAAGAGGTTATTGAACGTAATTACGGTCGTGCTAAGACAATCCTTAAAACTAATTGGGATAAAGTCGAAGCAATGGTTACTGCCCTAATGAAACACGAAACAATCGATGTTAAACAGATTGAGAAAATTATGAAAGGTTGACATTACATTAAATTAGTGTATAATAAAGGCTTACGTAACAACTAAGCCTTTATTTTTATGACAAAGAAAGAACTTGTACGAATTCTTAATAAACTTGATGACGAGGACGAAGTTTATGTGCATGTAGCATATAACACTTACGAAATTCGACAAGTTATCAATTGGGGTGATTTTGCTGTCCTTAATGCAGGTGCAACGATCAATCCCGAACCATTTAATTTAGACGAACTTGCATAATAAGTTGACAAGATTTAAAAAGATAGTATACTATACATATAGTTAGATTTTAGGCTCAGTTCAGCAATTAACTTTTCACCATTATAGAAAAACCAAGTTGAGCCTGTTAATATCATAGGATGAATACAGCAAAATATAACTTTATTACTGCAACCAACTAAGGCAGTAGACGGTGGCCCGGAAGGCAAGTAGCAATACTTTCTAGAAATAGACGCTAACGGAACTGATGACTTATGGAAAGACATATATGCGCTATTGCAGACACAAGAATAGCTAGGCTTGGGGAACTGAACCAATATACAGGGGATGGGGCCAAGCAGAAAATAAAAACTGTTCCGCTCATCCTGCATTTAAACTTATTCGGAATTAAAAATGATTACACTCGGCAACCACGTATTCACAGTTCGGTGGAGTTCAGACGGCTGGATTAGAAACGGTAATAAACAATATATTACGTTTACAAGAATTGTTCGCCCGTATGTTACAACTTACGGACTTATCTTTTTTAATCTTGCAATGATTTTAGGAATTGCGCACAATGAACTATAAATGGATTGGTTGGATGCAGGAAGGTAACTCCGATAAAGTGTGGGGCGTTATTACACTTATCGAAGATATTTGGCCTACTCCGGGGAAATACTGTACATTCTGGGGACGTAGAGGCAAGAAGCTTCAAACTAAAATTGTTGAAGGGTCTGATTATGAGATTCGCCGTTTAATATCCAAAAAGACGGAAAAAGGATATGAAGGTGTGGATATGACTAAACTCAATGAAGTATATCCAGAGTTCGAAGCTGATTTAAAGAAAACAGCATTTTGGGCATCATTTAAGATATAATATGCGTCCTGATCCTATAAAATTTGGTTATGATGTTATGTGGTGGGTACTTTTGCCATTTGCCTTAGCTAGAGAGGCGTATGATGTGGTAGTTGACAAATATCAAAAAATCAAATATAATCGAAAAATTAAACAAATTGTAAAAGAGAATCCAGACATTGCCGAACTACGCAAACTATCAGGACAGGATAAATGAGACGAATCGATATTTACATGTTTGCATTAACTGCTGTATACTTTATAGCAGGGATGATTAACATATTTGTTTACAAGTTTACCGATCATATAGAGTATATTCAAATGCCGTGGGTCATTCTTTTATGTTTGCCTATTTTTATTACACCGTTACGCAAGTGGATGGATAATAAAAAATGACGAAAGAAAACACTTGGCGAGCAATGAAGGATCTTAAACCAATCCAATCGTGGAAGTGTAGAATAGGATGGCATCGTTGGACAAATTATTCTATCGAATCTCGCGAACGAGACTATTTGCCGTCACTGTGTTATTGTGCATGTGCTGATTGCGGACTTCTTCGTGTTGAAAAACCTTATAGCAAAACAATAAAATGATAAACGCAAGAAAAAACGATTATTATGATTGGGCTTATGATCTCAAGCCTGAAATTATTAAGAACTTAAATGAACTACTTGTAGCAGAAGGAACCGAGCCATTAAATGAGTTGCATGGCGGTAAATTCCTTAATGGCAAATGGGTCTGTACTTTAGATAGTAATGATTATCGTAACTATTGGCATGTGTATCTTGAATTATTTGCCGAAGGTTTGCGAAATGACCAATTTTTGGTAACATATTTCCCACATCCTGATAATGACGAAGAGTGGGATTATTATTACAGCACAGCCGATGAATTTTGCGAGAAAAAAAGAAGTGGCTATGAGCATAGTGATCCGCATTGGGCTAGACATTTAGTAACTGCCGTTCGTAAGATGTTAAAGGATAACGATATGATTAAGGATATTGACGGTGATACTCTTACAATTTGGTGGAGTTGGTAATGAGTAGAAAAGCAAAAATTAAAAATTACTTCGAAGGTATGCGAGAAGGTGTTAAACTATACGCACATTGGAAAGACGGTGTGCAGTATGTTGGAACTTGTGGTCGCACCTTAAAAGAAGCATTTGCTGACATTGATAAAATGGAGCAAGATATGATGGATGCTTTAGAAGAGAATAGAACGGTCTATAGCGAATTAGGATATAGTCGTGTTGGCAGAGATGCAATGAGGAGAGGTTAATGGCTAGAGGTCGTGTACAATCAGAGTTCACCGTTGAATATAATAAAAGTCATAGAATCATATTTCTTAAAGATACTGGACAGGGAAAAAAGACTATTACTAATGACGCTGACGAGGTGTATGCGTACTACAAACAGATAGATCCGTTAATTCGTATTGTATACCAAGGCACAGATGATGTTTGGATGGAAATTGTCCAACGCGAAACTTGGATGGGCAAGGGAATCGGATTTGAACCTTGGCACGGACTTACTTGGGATGCATTAAAGCGAGATTACTCGGAATAATGACCCGGAATGAACTGATTGACTTAGTTGCTGAATATGCTATACTAATATTAGAAGCAGACGATGCTAATCCCGATGTTGGCATGGGAATAGGTCCGCTGAGTGCCGTTTTATCAGCTGAAAAACAAGTATATCGAGAAGCAGTAAGATGGAATAGTCTTGCCGCATTAGCATTAGATTTTGAAGACATTAGATCAGAAGTTGTTAACAATGTAAATTTACAGAGGCGTATGTGGTAATGACTACAGCCGAACTATTAGAAAAGTATCAAAAAGAAGTCGATACCATTCCGGAAATGAGGCAACTGGTTTCTTATAAATGCGAAACTGCTGTGATAATTATTTCTAATTTTATGGCAAAAGGGTATTGCAAAAACGAAGAATTTGCTGTATTATTCGGAGACAGTATGAGACGTCTTAAGGGTTGTGCAAATCCTGCGGCAGTTAAAGATATCATTAACGAGTGGAAAGAAACTGATGACCAAGGTATACAAAATCCGTGATCCTAAGACTGGAGAGTTTTATACCGGCGATATGTATAAAACAACACCTACTACTAAGCAAGGGCGTGTATATAATAGCATCAGCACCGTTAAAGCGTTCTTGACTCGGTTTGGATACGATCCCCGTGTAAACGTATTGCTCAACGATACCGATATGGAAATTGTTGAGTACGATCTCGTCGAAGTATCATCTACTAAACTTTCTAACTTTAAAAGATAATGAACAAACAAATTAAAGAACTTTATGAACAGGCTCATATTGAACACCGACAGGAATACTTTAGTTCCGTAGTTGATCCTACTATTAAGTCAGTGTCAGTGACCCGTCATTTTAATCCCGAAAAGTTCGCCGAGTTGATAATCAAAGATTGTTTGGAATTAGCAGATCTATTTGAAATCGATGTAAACCAGAGTGGACTTGTTAGTTCTATAAAAAACCATTTTGGAATTGAAGAATGAACAAACGAATTAAAGAACTTGCTGAACAAGCGTGCGAAATGAAACCATACATGGTCGCGGACCCCGAAACATTCGAGATTGTTCAGAAGATCGGTTACGATGGTCAGCCAATGTTCCACAGAGACTTTAACCGTGAGAAGTTCGCCGAGTTGATTGTTCGGGAATGTATGTCAATGTGTGACGAAACACGAGCTAACTATCTAAAGCATCGTAAAGCAACTATAGACTTTGATGAAAAGAATATCTTTGCTGAAGGCGAAGCGGCAAGTGACGTAATCAAGTACAAGATGAAGAAACATTTCGGAGTTGAAGAATGAACGAACGAATTAAAAAACTTGCCGAACAAGCATCAGTAATTGCCCGAGGAGATAACCCCGATTTAGCAAAGTCTGTAACTGTTAATGATATACTTGGTAGAACTGATCGCAAAGTTTATGTAATTGACGATGCTACAACACAGAAATTTGCCGAGATGATTGTTTCCGCAGTATTAGACGAAGTTAACGAAAGAGCATATTATAGCGGCGATAGAGCGTGGAGTGACGACTTAGACCGCAAATGGATTGAATTAGAATTTGGATTCGGCGAACTTGCTAAGATAAAAAATGGCAACGCTCCGTAAATTTGAAATTCTAAATGTTGAACTGAATCCTGGCGGTCCTGGCCCGGAACGTTTATACATTGTCAAATATCGAGCTATAAAAAACAAGCAATGGATCGAAGGGTATTTCTATATCGTAGCAAGAAATGAAAAAGAAGCACGGCATTACGCAGAAAAACGATGGGGTGGAAAATTATGAACATCTCTAAGCGGTTAAACAGTATTTTAGAGATTAGACTCGAAGCGTGGAAACGAATCGAAGATAATAAAGAATTATATAAACAGTTCTGTTACTCCGATAGTCAATTAGAACGAGACCTTATTATTTTTGAAGAAGTTTACAAAATGGGCATTGAAAAAGGAAAATTATGAGTAACGAAGTTAAAGCATTATATTATACGATTTCTATTTTTGTATTCTTCGCAATCTTTATGTCTATCTATCATTACTACCCAGATGCTGCCGCAGTTCTAATCGCTGTTTTTGCTTTTATAATGATTTTTTGTATAATGTACACAGTTGTATTTTGGGTAGGGTTAGGAGGACCGAAGTAATGACTAAGATTTATATCGACACAGAATTTAATGGGTTTCAAGGTGAACTCATTAGTATGGCATTAGTATCAGTAAACGGGCACGAATTTTACGAAGTATTAGAATGTAAGGATCCGACACCTTGGGTAGCAGAGCATGTAATGCCGTACTTAGAAAAAGAACCTGTTACTATGGATGTATTTCAAACAAAACTAATGCTGTTTTTACATTACCATAAACAAGTAACTATTGTTGCCGATTGGCCCGATGATATTAAGTATTTTTGCGAATCGTTAATTACAGGGCCCGGAGTAGCAATGAATCATCCGCCTATTTCATTTGAATTGGATCGGACTCTTTCTAGCGAAGACAGCAAAGTACCGCATAATGCGTTACACGATGCAAGAGCTATCGCTGATAATGATTTAAGTCAACAATGGGGTTGACACAAACGCTAGCATAGCGTATACTATGCTTATTAGTTAGGTTACTTACAGCAACTAATTTTTTTTAACAATAACCTGGAGATAATATTATGACTACTTTTACTAATGCAGTTAAGGATCAAGAGGCTCGTACTAAGAATGGTATGAAGGCACGTAAGTCTACTACCGATAAGGTTGTCGACTTGTTTTTCAAGATCGGTGCAAGCCGTGGTAAGGACATTGTACCTGACTTTGTCGGCGCATATGTTCAAGATAAGGATTTGGCAGCTCGTGTAGCACTTTGGGCGCGTGACGCTCGTGGCGGTGCTGGTGAGCGTAAGTTGTTCCGTGACATCCTTGTTTACCTAGAGACTAGTGATCCAGACATGGCTAAGGCTATGTTACACAAGGTTCCAGAGCTTGGACGTTGGGATGACATTTTTGTGTTTAAGACTGTAGAGTTCAAGCATGCCGCATATGACATGTTAAAGACTGCACTTTTAAACGGAGATGGATTGGCAGCTAAGTGGACTCCTCGTAAGGGCGAGTTGGCAGCTGAGATCCGCAACTATTTTGGTTGGTCTCCAAAGTTTTACCGTAAGACTTTGGTTACTTTGACTAAGGTTGTTGAGACTCAAATGTGTGCTAACGATTGGGATGAGATTAACTTTAACCATGTTCCTTCTTTGGCATCTGCGCGATACAAGAAGGCATTTAACCGTCATACTACTAAGTTTGCGGACTATGTAGCGGCGTTGGTTAAGGGAGACCCAACTGCCAAGGTTAACGCTGGTGCAGTTTACCCATATGATGTACTAAAGGGTGTAGCATACGCTCGCTTTGATAAGACTGAGAAGGATCATGTTATCGCACAATGGGAGGCTTTGCCAAACTTTGTAGGTGACGCAAACATTCTTCCAATGGTCGATGTTAGTGGTTCTATGAACACTCCAGCAGGCGGCAAGGGATCTACTACTTGTATGGATGTTGCAGTTAGCTTGGGCTTGTACCTTGCCGAGAAGAACCAAGGAAAGTTCAAGGATACCTTCCTTACTTTCTCAAGTGATCCAGAACTACTTCACCTTAAGGGTAATGTAGTTGAGAAGATGACTCAAATGGTTCGTAGCGCATGGGGCATGAGCACCAATCTACATGCAGCATTTGACGAGATCCTTAAGGTCGCAGTTAAGGGTAACGTTCCACAAGCTGAGATGCCAGAGATGGTGCTTATCCTTAGCGACATGCAATTTAACCATTGTACTCGTTTCGACGATAGCGCAATGGAGATGATTGCACGTAAGTTTGAGCAAGCAGGATACGCTGTACCACAGGTTGTATTCTGGAACTTGAACGCTAGCGATAACGTTCCTGTTAAGGCTGATGCATCTGGTGCAGCACTTGTATCTGGTTTTAGCCCAAGCATTGTTAAGGCAGTTCTTGGTGCAGATATGAGTGAGTTTACTCCACATGGTATCATGATGAAGACCATCATGAACGATCGTTACACACTCTAAAGTGTGATAACTATAAGGGCAGTCTAGTACTGCCCTTTTTTAATGAGGATAAGTTATGGGTTGGTATTTAGTGTTATATCTTGTTGGCACATCTGATGTATTAGTAAAACCGTTTGAAAATAAAGCTGCTTGTGAAGTTTACAGACATGCTCATCAAACAGAATACAAGAAAGATAAGAATATTAAGAAATATGTATGCGAGGAAGGTGTTCCGATTGATGGTCTCGATAACCAATCATACGAAACGAGTATCTGATGTACTTATGTGTTTGTAATGGGCTAACTGTTGATGATGTAAAGAACCTCATCAAAGAATACCCAGGTCTTGACATAGAACAGTTGAGAGATCTAGGGGTTGCAGATAACTGTTATAAATGTTATTATGAAGTACAAGAATTGTTAATCAACGAGTCAAAATGAAGATTACAAAAAAACTTCAATCAGAAATGGTCGAATTCAATCGTCTATATCGAAAACCTAATAACGAGCGTCCTCTAACTATCGAAGAATATGCTCGATATGTATACGGTAAAGGACTTCCTAGAACTAAAATTGAGCAGTCTAAAAAAAGACTAAAGTCTACGGGCATTCCGACTTGGGCAAATAATCCTTACGACATTCCTAGTGCGGTTCCCACTGATCATATTGCTGTCAAGAACTCTATTATGGAACGTCTTGATAATGAACCAGAGGAGGTCCGTAAGGAGATTATGGATAAAAAGAATCGTATTGCGCTTCCGTATAGTAAGGGTGCATATCAATATATTACCGATGCTGACTTAGCAAAATGTTTAGGTAGAAAGTTATAAATACATTTTTATTTTATTTTTCTTTTTAGGGCTCATTGAGCCCTATTTTTTTGGCTATTATATCTCTTCTCGTTTAATAAATACACAATAAAAGAATTATGGAGATAGCACATGTCGCTACGAATTAGAAGAGGAACGGATGCTCAGAGAGGCAGCGTAATATTTGATTTAGGTGAACCAGTCTGGACCACCAATTTTGAACAATTATGGGTCGGGGATGGTGTAACTAGAGGCGGAATAAGTATTGCACAGGGAATTGCAGGACCGGGACTAGCATACAATGCTACTACTGGTAAGTTAGAAACTTCAAATGCAACTTTAACTACAGACGATATTATAGAAGGATCTACTCACAAATACTTTGCAAATTCGTTAGCAGTTACCG